TATCAGCGAGGCATTTTGTGAATCTGAAATTGTAGCCATTGATGAGGCTCAATTCTTTTCAAACCTCAAAGAGTTTGTGGAGATGTGTCTTTTTTTGGGAAAATCTGTGATACTCGCAGGTCTCGATGGAGACTACCAACAAAAGAAGTTTGGTGAGATATTGGACTGCATTCCAATGGCGAGTGATGTCGTGAAGCTCTCCGCCCTCTGTATGGATTGTTGTAATGGAACACCCGGACCATTCACGAAAAGAATAGTCAAGAGTGATGAGCTTGAATTGGTTGGTGGCACGGATATGTACAAAGCTGTATGTCGTCAACACCTAATAGAAACGGTGGATATCCAAAATAAGAACAACTCTTTTTTGAAATCCGCGCTTCACGACTCGGTGATATCTCGAGTGATCAAATAAAAACTCGTGACCAGATTGATGTCTGTGTGCCTCATATTCAGTATATAACATACAGTCACGTCCACTTTTCACGGTAAGGTGGTATCTCAACATCATGTTACTCTCAGCTCGATGTGCTGGTATACTCATAGGTGCGTCCATCACGGCGAACTTTGCGGTCTCTTTATCAACACATGGAATCTGGTCAATTATTTTTTGAATTTCTGGGAAGTCCCTAACTTTGTAGTAGTAGTACTTATCATTTGTCTTAAACCAAGGATCAAGTGTGTGGAAGTAGTGCTTCTTAGCTGCGTCAACACCCTTCTCAAACTCGTGGAGTATCTTGTTATAGTTTGCCTTAACAAACCAAAGATTTGGGTAGTCAAAAACATCATAATCAAGCTTGTAGAGGGCAAAGTCTATCAGGGTATTTCTCATACCAATGAGTGGTCGGAGTGGCTTTTGAAAGTACAGTCTATCTATAGGTGACTTTAGATAATCATGGAGTACAAGAACCACTGGTACCCAAAGAAGGCGCCACATTAATTTCTCAGTATAAAATAAAAATGCCAGGTTACGGCAAGCGAATGGAACGATTCACCCCAGAGCCCACCAATGAAACACCAGAATTGGAACAGCGATTTGTGATGCCAAAGGTCACCCTTGTCCAATTGACCATCCTCGCGATGATCCTCTACTATGCATGGTCTGTGCGTAAGATGAACAAGGCTGTTGTATCCACTGCGGCTCTTGCCATCGGTCTCCTTCACATGTATGATCACATGTACCGCGTCAAGCGTGGCGATGAGCGCCTCTTCTTCTTCCCAGAAGCCAAGAAGGAGGGCTATTGTGGTGCGTGCCGAAAATAAATTAATTATACATTATAAGTATGCGCGTCAAAATTATTCGTAGCCCAAACACTACAAAGAAGTTCAGGGCAATCCTCGAAGACGGCAGGACTGTTGACTTTGGTGCCAGTGGGTATTCAGACTACACCAAACACAAGAATCCTTCGCGAATGCGCTCATATGTCCTCAGACACGGTGGACAAATCCCCAAGCGTATAGTGGCTGAACGTCAGCCAGCAATGATACACAGAATGATGCTAAATGTAGATAGAAGCGACAAAGAAGATTGGAAAATGAGTGGTATTGGTGGGGCTGGTTTCTGGTCACGATGGTACCTATGGAGCCAACCAACAATTCCACAAGTGCGGGCGTTTATGTCAAAAAGATTTGGAATTAAATTCGTGTAATATACCAAATGGCTGCGATTGTTTTGGGTCTCTGCTGTGTATCTTCCATGATTGGTGGAGGATACCTAGCATACAATGAAATGCAAAAATCACAACTTGAGGAAGAAATTAAACAACGGGAGGAAACATTTACAAAAACGCCAGGTCTTCATATGTTTTCAGAATGTAATTATGTGGGTAATAGCGTATTCCAAGCCACAGGTGATAATCTCCCAAAAACTGCCGAAGATGAAATTGTCATAGATATTAGTGATGGATTTAAATCTTTTATTATCACGAGTGGATACAAAGTAGACACATATGATAAGGAAGGGTTGACTGGTGTAAAAATGACATACACTGGTCCAACTAAGATGAAATGTCTTACTACTCCAATTAAAGGTTTAAAATTCTACAAAGCCTAATTAGCCTTAAAATCCTTAAAAGTCACTAACGTTCCATTATCAATGAGAGACGCATATTCATCATCCGTGGGCAAACTTGCCTCGTAATACACACGCTTCATATACATGTCCATGTCGTCAAAATACTTGAGAAGTTTGACGAGATCTTCATCGCGTGCGGTATCCACCACTGTATCAAACTTTGCTTCCGAAAACTGGCCATGGGTTATGAGATTGTCCCTGATGAACTCTTCAACGGGGCATTCGGGATCGGTCGCAATCTCATCAGCTTTGTATGAACAACTCATGAGAACGCGAAGACCACCACTGATCTTCTTGAGGAACTGCTTCTTTTCGGGGGTGAGGGGCATTTTTGAACTTGAAAATGTAATTACATCACGTGACTTAGGTGTTAATTCTTTGCGAGACCTCTCTTTATCAGGTTAGCCTTGAGGTCAGCCAAAAGGGCGGCACGTGGATTTTGTGGAACCCCTGGTGGTGGAGGTGGGGGTGGAGGCACAGCCATACGTCTTGGTGATACACGCACTGGCTGTTGTACAACCCGCGTTGGCTCAGCCTCCCTGAGAACCATTTTACAAACCTTAATGAACTTCTTAGCGCTCTTGGCTTGATTCTCGAGGGATGGTTGGGCCTTGACCTTCTTCGGCAACTTTGCCATGAGCTCCTTCTTTGTGAGTTTGACACGCTTCCCCTTGACATCCTTGGTGACACGTAAGCCTAACATCTTGACTTTTTCTTTGAGTTTATCGTACTCCATTACTATAGGTGAGGAAATTATTGATATCTGACACCAGCTCGCGTCGCCGCATCATCAATTTCATCAACCATTTCCCAAGCCCAACGACATTCCTGGGCATCTTGGTGTTCACATATGGAATGTGCCAAGTCGAGGGCTTCACCCAAGATCATTTTGAGACGCACCTGTCTCACTGTAACCTCAGGGGCTTCCCTCAATGAGGGTGCATCGTACAATTGTTGGAGAGCGATACGAGTGATTTCGGACTTCTTGCGTTGATAGTCACCATTGTGTGCTGCGATAATGCGCACACTTCGGCGTAGTGGCTTGGGTTCGGGCGACCAGTACCCAAACTTCTTGAGGGTCTTCACCATTACACATCTGTCTGAAGATATTTTTAAGTCGGATTATCTTAAAGATGTGTGTCGTTTTAGTGGTATGGAAACAAAGGTACTGATAACTCAAGTTCTTATGCCAAGGATCAGGCAACTCGAAGAAGAGGTGGCTGCTTTGCGAAGACACACGTGGCCTTATGTACAAGCACAGAAGGAGGTACACCAACTTGATGATATGGAGGCAAAGAGGGACTTTTTCAAAAATCTTGACGATGCAACGGTGATGGAACTCTTGAGACTCAAGGCGAGACTCTCAAGAAATCCGGGACTTCAGGGAAGGGAGTTTGATGTTATCACATCTTTGCGTAATAATTTTTGTTAGTGTATAATAAATGGTATTACCTATAATTCTTGGAGCTCTAGGTTTGGATGCACTTGGTGTATCTGTACCTGGTATGGGTTTAGTTACAGCACCAGTTGTTGCGTTTCAAAAGGATAAAGATCTTGATGTGAGTACTCTGATATCTCTGATCTGTTCGTGTATGTGTTCAGCTATGATTGTTCAGCGTATGATTGGTTTCCCCTTCAAGTCGCCACCAATTATGATGATACTTGCTGTGTGTTGTGCGTCAAGTTGTTGTTCGAGTGTGATGATAACCAAAGATACATACGATCGATTTACTCGTAAGTCTGAATAATTAGAAAAAATCATCCGTTCTGTACATGTTTACCGAGTATGAACCAGTCTTACCAGTTACTGAGACTGTTTCATTCCCATAGAGTTCTTGACACCCAATGTCTTCCATACAGTCACGCGCATTGTGGGAGACTGGGAGTGGATAGAGGTTTTCACCACCAGTTGTCGTATAGTAGTGGTAGCGGTCGCGGCGTCCTCTAACTTCCTTTCCGTATAGGGGGAGGGTCTCACCATCGCCCACGAGTATACCCATTTGTTGCATGTGTCCAGGCTTGTACTGCTTAATTGGGGCTTCTCTGAATTCTGGTTCACGCCGTCTCTCACGTCGCTGAATTGGTCGTGGTGGCACGGGCATCACTGGAACCTCTACTGGAACTTCAACCACCTTGGGGTTGAACCACATATAACTCAAAACGAGGGCAAGCACAACGACCGCCGACATTAAGATTTGGTTCTTGGCCTTGTTCTTAATCTTCATTTATAGTAGTTAAGGATTATTATTCAGATAAAGAGATGAAGATCCTGGCCATAGATATTGGGTACCACAATATGGGTCTCGTCCTTGCTGAGTGTGGTAAGGGTCCCAAAGTGAATGTAGAGTTCTTTAAAAAGGTAAGCCTTG